TTCTGCTAACTTGTAAAAAGGAAAGTAAATGTGTTCAGTGAAGATGCCTTGTTTATACTCGTGGTCATCCGAGGTGTTAAATTTTACTATGTATTCTTCTGTTTCTTTTGTAAAATAATTAGCTTTCGATTTCTTCCTTGCCATAATTCTCCGGGAGCATGTATTTATCAAGCTCGTCTTGTACGTATTTCATTTGGTTAAAAAATTCACCAACTTCATCGTCGCTTTGAAAGACCCCCTTTTCATCTAGCTGTTGTAGGTGTTGCTTACCACGTCCTAATGCGTCTGAGATGTTTTGAAGATATTTTGTCTGATCTGCTGTAACGTCTTCGTATTTCTCGACTTTGATTAGTAAGTTTCTAAGAATATAAAACATAATTCCTAAGATTCCAACTAAAATTGCAATTATTATGTTGTAAACTGTAAAATATTCACTCATTTTATAAATTTTTAAGTGTTTTTGCAAGACTCTCCGAAGAATTTACTGTTCTTCCGGTAGAGCTCTTGGATTTGTTCGTTTTAGGTATAGTGGTTCCACCGTTTCTTTTCCACATATCGTACTCTACCTTGGACGCAAGGAAGTCCGCAGCATGTAGTACTGATACTATCGATGTTTTTTGTCTAGATGACTCAACATTACTGAAAAAGTAGGCTTCGTTCGCTTTATCGAACACACCATCATGTAGTCTTATACCTAAAAACTCTTTTTGATTGATTTTTATACCAAATTTCTGTAATATAAACAGAGATCGGTCTGGGATTAGCATAAAGTCTAAGTCTGGGTTGTAAGTATACATTTCCGATAACTTATCTTGACGCCATTTATCCGTCTGAGGTATATAGTTAGGTGATTCACCATCACCAAGCTTACCCAAATCGTGAAATAATGCGGCAAAAACAAGTTCTTCTTCGGTGTAATCAATAGTTCCACCCATTTCTTTGTATAACCTTGACTGTTTTACCGCATACTCCACTACTCTATTAACATGATCGACATAACCACCTGCAAATGCATTGTGATACCAAGATCTTCCACTGGCAGGAGCCATTACGTAGGTATCTTCCATAGCTTTTAGCATAGCTAGTACTGAGTCTTTACGGTCCGTAATGTAGGTATCAATAATTTTAAGATGTTTCTCGTAATTTTTTGATATTTCTTCCGCCGATAATGCCATATTAGATTAATTTTATAATTTTTTATATATATTTATATACTTATATATTATTTCTTATATATTTATATATATTTTATTAATATATAAATTAAGATAATGTTTTTTTCTCAAAGAATCAACTATTTTACAATAAATTTTTCGGAATAATTCTTAATTACTGATTCCATTCCGGCATCCCAAAAGATTTCCATGTTAATTGTAATAGTATCTCCTATCATCTCCGGAGGAAACGGGCCAACTATACGTTTTGACTCTAATCTTGCCGGGGACTCACTAAAATAAATGGTAGTTTCCTGTACAATTTCTACTTCTACGTTTGATTCCGGAAGAAACCACGTAGTATCACTGTTAAAAACTCCCTCTACTACACCAATACCGTTGTATTCGTAGTAAGGATTAACTTTTGTAGCGTGAACATCTATACCGAAGTAGGGTAAATAATCTCTATCCCAATCTAACTCTATAGTATAGTATCCATTTGCATCTCTATCACCCGGTAGAAACATAGCTGCTTCACATGGACCACCTTTACACGGTTGAGGTGCGATAGGGTCTTTGGAGCAGGCGAGAGAAAGCGTTAATATAACGGCAGCGGCCGCCGCGCGAAACGCGCGCAAGTTGCCAAGCGAATTATTCTTCATCGTTTTCTATTTTATAAGGTTTACCAATTCTTTCTACAACGGCTTTAGCTTCTTCGACAGTAACGTTAAAGAACTCTTTATTATTATTTACTCTAAAACCATTATCTTGCAAATACTTATGTACTTGTTTTTCTACATCGTGAGCGTTAATACAAGGAAAAGCCCATTCTACAACGAAGTCTAAAGCGACACCGGTAGCGGCATTTATTTGTTTAACCCTATCGGACGGTTTATTCTTAGTAAAGCCTATCTTACAAAGACCGGCCATAAGAGGATTAGTAAGTACATATACCCATTGACTACCAACAACACCTTTCGGTATCTGGATCTTTTTAGGTCTATTAGTATAATAAGTAACATCTTCATAGCCTTCTGCGGCGTACTGAGGATTAGAAGAAGGTGTTATTGTGAAGTACTTAGGTTCAGCACCGGTTAGGTCGTCATCGACTTTGATTAGACCTTCAGCATATTCTACAGTTATTCTTTTTAAGCCCATCTTAGAAATTAAATTTTAATTGTTTAACTTTATTATCTCTAGAAACTTTATAAGCACCGTCTACTTTTCTAGTAGGTCTAAACTCTTCACCTTTATTATCTATCAACTTACCATCTTTTAAAGCGAAAGCATGCTTACTAACAGTTACTATATAGTTACCTTTAGGGTTATCTTGAATAAAAGACTTTACTGTCTTCTTTCTTTGTATATACTCACCATAAAGTTTATATGTATTAGTAATTCTATATTTACCTAGCACATTGACTCTGTAATCAGTCTTACCTACTCTTAGGCCATCTTTTTCAGCTTTAAGCATTTTAGCTACTATTTCTGCATTTTTAGTACCTTTTTTAGCTTTTCTATTGAAAACCTTCTTAACTACTTCATGAGCAGCATCATAATCTTGATCTGTTGCAGCAGCTAATGCTCTAACAAAACAATCATTATTTTCTTTTTTAGCAATCTTACTTGAAGAAATCCCCTTTATAGAGGAAGAATTTAAATTTACCATAACCTTTATTTTTATTTAACTATTAATTATACCTTAATATACGAACTTTCCGGCAAAGGACCAACTATATTAGTAGTTTTTTTTGTGGAAAAGTAGGGGCTTCTATAATTAAATCTTGAAAACACTTGATTAAATGACATTTTTCATACTCTTCCATAGTTTCAAAGAATATTCTTAAGTTATCTAACCCTAAAAACATGCTTCCTTTATCAAATGATTCACCTATTTTATAAACCGACTCAATAGTTACCTTATCTATTCTAGTTAAATAGTTATATAGCTTATTGAAATACTTGTATTGAACGTTTTTTCTTACTTTTGAATACTGTTTAGGATACTGTTTTTTATACATAACGTCCATAATATGGTAATTCTCCATACCTCTTAAAACCATTCCCATAAGTACATAAGGGTTTTTCATAGTATCTTCTATACCATGCTCTTTATATACGCTTTCATCTCCTTGTTCGAAGATAGAAAATAAGGTATGTGGATCTAATGGTTGCATATTAATAAATAGGTCCCCTTATATAACGAAATTTTTTGCAAAATTTTTTTTTAAGATTATTAGGATATTACCCAAAAAGTTCTTATATTATATTATATGTTTGGACTGAGTGCAATAGTGTATACTATAACGTTTGTTTTCTTTACCCTCTTTAAAGATTACATTATTAATATAAACTTCCCTCATACCTCTGACGAGAGGAAGAGTTATATAAATAAACGCTGGATGATATTCTATTTTGTAGGTCTAATAATATTGTTCTTTTATTACTGATGGATGATAATAAAATGAAAGCTGTAGATTACTTAGTATTGTTCCTCTTACTAATGCTAGCAGTTATGGTAGCTTCATGTGCACCTGAAATCGATTTATGTGATAAAGGACCTAAAAGTCCTGGAGTAGTATGTACTGAGATATATCAACCTGTTATAGCTCCTGATGGTACTGAATACCCTAATGCCTGTTATGCAGGTAGAGATGGATGGGATAATAGTTGTTTAATTTTAAAAGAGTTATGATAGAACATTTAAGAAAGTACATAGGTATGTACGTAATGGTACCATCTCTATATTTAGCCCTAGTTGGGGAATCAGAGATATGGTTAGTAATAGTAGTAGTATTATTAAAAATGCCACCGTTTGATCTAGTAGGACGATATGAAGATTATCTATATAAGAAGATGAGAGTGGAAGAGAAGGGTTTAGAACTAAGAGAAAAGATGAAGACTAAACCTAAATGGATGAGATTCTTATTTGCTATGTTTGTATTATTATTACTTATTCTTTGGATGTTGTATGCTCCCGAATGTGAACTATGTTAAGAAACTATAAAGATATAGAACCTATGGATATTATTGCTTGGGGTATGTTACTTGTAATAGTATTCTTCTTTATCAAACTTATATTCAATATATAAATATATATTACTATATCACTAAAATCTAGCAGCTAGAGGGAATCGAGTTTGGGCAAAGCGTTAGCGTTCGGTACCCTATAGGGAACTATACCGTCAGTGTTATGGCAGGGTGATGTCTAGGTGATGGCGTATGTAGGACAGATTACACTAGGGTGTATGTAGGCCCGTTAGCCTTTATATGGGCATTTACTTTCTTAAGTACTATAGATAGATCTTCTATCATAGAGGCTGGTACCCCGTTAACATATCTAAGAGCTGATTCAACACCATAATACCAATACCCGTCAAAGAGACCAAATAACATATTGATTAGATTATCATTGTTACTATCTACCTCTCTTACCTTACCTATTATATCAAGTACTAGGCTGGTATCCTTCATTTCAAATACCTC